TCAAGAAGAAAAAATGAAAGGAAGAAGTAGATAATGACTGCTGGAGAAAAAGAAGCATTAATAGAAAATGCAATAAAAGAGTCAAATACAATATCTGAAGAATGCAAACAAGAATTACTAAAATACTACCAAAAAAAGAAATTATATATGAAAAATGGTGTATTTTCTTTAGAGGGTGATAAGAAAACATATGAAGATATGATTTTTGAATTACAAGATGAAAATCAAACTTTAAAAGATAACTGGGATAAATTAAAAGAATATATAAGAAAAACCAAATTAAATGAATTTGAAAAGTCATATGGTAAAAGATATGGTAAAACATTTACACAAGCAGAAGTAATAGTATGCAATATTATTATAAACCATATGCAAAAATTAGAGGAAAAATAATGGAAGCACATAGAAGAAGAGAACTATTAAAGATAAGACAATCTTTTTTAGAAAGATATAAACTTGCTAAACAATTTAAAGATAGTTTTTATACTGAATATTTTGCTAAACAAATAAAAGATATAGATGAAGAATTGGAGGAGAAAGAATGAATAAAGAAATATTTTCAGAAATAAGACATTTTATAGATGATATGACACATAGGAATACTAAATTATTAGAAGAAAATCAAAAATTAAAAGAGAAAGTGAGAGCAGTAAACAAAGGCTTAAGAAAAGTACAGGAAAGAAGTATTAAATACAAAAATAAATGCTTTGAGTTGAATAAAAAAATTTATGAATTAGAAGAACAACTTGAAGATATGACCTTATGTAGAGATATAGCAAGTGGACACAGAAAAGAAGTTCAAGATAGAGAAACCATATTGTTAAATCAACAAAAAGAGTTTATAAGATATTTAAAAGAAAAAGAAAAACAATTCGATATGGTAGGAGACCCAATAAATAGTGGTGCTTGTTGTGGTATTTTAAATAAATACAAAGAAATAATAGGAGGTAAATAATGAAGTTAATATTAGGAAAATTAAGCAATGGTGCTATTTTTTACTGGGATATATCCCATATGCAATTAAAACCATCTGTAGGAGATTATGCAATAGTAGAAAATTTAGATGATTATGCTCTAGTAAAAATAGTAGGAATAGTAGAAACTAGTGAAAAATATTGTAAACGACTAACTCATAGTTGTGAATTAAAAAAAGCAGTATGTTTATTAAAAAGAAATATGATTAGAAATGATTAGCAATATCAGGGGGAAATAAGGTTATAGAAAGGGGAAGTAAATGAATGTAGTAGAGGAAATAAAAGAAATAGTAACAAAATTAGATAAAATAGATGACTATAATAATTCACTAGGCGATAAATTAAGTGTAGTTGACAGTAAAACACAAGATTTACTTCATTATATAGAAAATAACAAAATAAATGTTCTTTGGTGCTATAGAATGCTAAAAGAAATTAAATCATTGAGACAAGAAAGAAGAAAAATAAAAAACGATATGGAATTGCTTTCAAAATACAACGAGCATAAAAACAAAATAGTTTCTAAAGATAATAGACAATTTTTATTAGCAGAAGTATATAAGAAAGAAAAAACACTAGGGAAAAATTATGTTAATAAACAATACACCGAAGATGAAATGCAGAAAATAATAAAAGGGGTGTAGTAATGTATATAGAATATAACGAATTGTTGAAGCAATTCAAAAAAGCGGAGAAAAACTATAACGAGGCATTAGAGAAGAAAAGCGAGTTACTCTTATCTGTAATGCCAGGAGCGGTTAAGCCTAAAGAAGTTATGGTAACCAGAAATACTTTACCAGATACTAATTTAATTAACTACACGAGTGAAATAGATGAAGTTGATAAATTAATTAACCAAAGTAGAAATACGCGAGATATGTTAAATTACGAGCTAAAGAAGAAACTAATTAAAATGAGAGAAGAAGGAGATGTATATGATAAGATATACATTTATAGATGGATAGAACATAGATCAGTATATAAATTTTATCGTTTAGTAGGGTATAGTAGACCTCAGGTTTATAGATTTATATCAGAGATGAAAGAAAAACTATACAAAAATAATTATGAGACAAAATGAGACAAATCTAGGTTTACAATGATATCGTGAAAATATAAAAATATATGTTGTCACACTAACCTCATTTTTTACTACCTATTAGTAGGTAGTATACTGATAATATATAAAAAGCGCGGGTTGAAAGTTAAGGTTAATTTGCTTTTAATATCACTATAAAAATCAAAGTACAAGATTAGTGGTTACTTTCAAGAGAGTTAGGTTGAGTATGGCCAACAAAACACCTATAAATACCTTTATATTATTAGTATAGTACTTACTAATACGAGATTACATACAAACTCCTTTAATTTATTTGTACATACAAACCCCCTATATTAATAACTATTTTCTTCGTATGTAATCAGATGGGCACTTAAAGTGTCTTTTTATTATATCAAAAAAGGGTTGATTAGTATGAATTACAAAAAGTGTATGTGGAATAATACTTGCAAAACTTGTAGCGATTATTTGTTTTGCAAAGATGAGGTATTAACTAAAAAAAAGAAAACAAATAAAAAGCGAAAGAAAAAAAGCAGGTGATGGTTATGAGTTTAGACAAGTGCATAAGAATTTTATTATTGACTTTGTCAAGCAAATATAAAATTACGATTATAGAATTAACTATTGCCAAAAATGGTAAAGTAAGTAAAACATTTAGAGTTTCTTATGAACTGTTAAATAATCAAGATGAATTTCCAGCTAAAGAAGAATTTAAAAACAAAAGAGATTTAGTAAGGTGGTTAATGTGTCTGAAGTAAATAAGAAACATACAAAAAAAACCACTAGAACTAAATTAACAGACGCACAAAAGAAAAAAATAATTGCTAATTTCGTTGAAAATAACAATTATTCGGAAACTGCTAGAATGAATAATGTTTCTGAATATACTGTTAGAAAAATCTGCAAAGATAGCAACAACAAAGAGATAAAAGAAAAAATCGAACAAAAAAAACAAGAAAATACTAAGTCAATGTTGGAAATGATATCAGAAACAAATAACAAAAGACTTCAAGTTATCTCAAAGCTTGTTAATGCGATTGATGACAAAGCAGAAAAGATTGATGCATTTACTAATGTTAAAGATTTAGCTAGTGCTTATGGTATTATGATAGATAAAGAACTCAAGTTTGCTGAAATGCAAAAACTCAATTTAGAAAACAATAAACAACAAGTATATATGCCAGCCAAAAATATAGGTAAAGCATTTGTTGATTTGTATAGAGATATAAAAGATAGAAAACACGATGACTATTGGTTAGAGGGTGGCCGTGGAAGTGCCAAATCTTCTTTTTGGTCTCAGATAGTTCCAGAAGAACTAGAAAATAATCCTAATTGGTGTGCTATATGTATTCGTAAAGTAGCTAATACATTAAAAGATTCAGTTTATAGTCAATTAGAATGGGGAATGGATAACTTAAGTGAAACATTTCCTTTTATTAATGAAAATTGGGTTAAAACTAAAAGCCCACTTGAAATGAGAAATAAGAAGACAGGACAAATGATTTATTTTAGAGGAGCAGATGATCCTGGTAAAATTAAATCTATAAAACCACCTAAAGGAATGTATATAGCGATAATAATATATGAAGAGTTCGACCAAATGACTGGTATGAATGAAGTTCGTAAAATGGACCAGTCAGTAAAACGCGGTGGAAATGAATTTATGACATTTAGAATATATAATACACCGAAATCAAAAAAAAATTTCGTTAATGTTGAAAAAAGGTTGCCTAATCCTAAAAGATTAGTTCATAAAAGTACGTATTTAGATGCACCAGTAGATTGGTTAGGACAACCTTTTTTTGATGATGCAGAACTTCTAAAGCAAAATAATCCTATTGCTTATGCTAATGAATATTTGGGTGAAGAAACTGGTGATGGTGGAAATGTATTTGAAAATGTCGAATTAAGAGAAATAACTGATGAAGAAATAGAAAATTTTGATTATTTATATCAAGGTATGGACTTTGGATGGTATCCTGATCCATTAGCTTGGACTAAAATGTGTTATCAACCAAATAAATTGACCTTATATATATTTGATGAATATATAGTAAATAAAATGAGTAATACTAAAGTCTGGAATTACTTACAACAAGAAAAAGGTGTAAAAAATGATGACTTAATTACTGCTGATAGTGCGGAGCCAAAATCAATAGGAGACTTTCAAAGCTATGGCTCTCTTATGAGAGGCGCCAAGAAAGGACCTGATAGTGTGGAATATTCAATGAAATGGTTATCAGGCTTAGCTAAGATAGTAATTGATCCCCGAAGATGCCCTAAAACTGCAGAAGAGTTTACTACATATGAATATCCACAAGATAAAGATGGCAATTACATTACTGGATATGTAGATGCAGATAACCATTGTATTGATAGTGTTAGATATGCATTAAATCCTGTGTGGAGAAGAAAAGGAGAGTAAAAAACATGTTTATGAAATTTTGGAATAAAATACTTGCATTATTTGGAAAAAAGCAACTACCAGATGATATGTTAATGCAAGCAAACGATAAATTCACTTGCGACTATGAGAATACTGATGATATTAATTTCACTGCTATATTTGCTAATAAACTAGCAAACATAACAATAAGTGATAGTAACATTGATGTTGTTGGAGATAATAAAAGAGCAGAATTATTGCAAGAAACCTTAAAAAGGGTAAAAAAGAAATTAAAGAAAATTGTTGCCAGAGATTTAGGAACTGGCGGAGTATTAGTAGTTCCATATGTTAATAGAAACAAAATATATTTTAATATCATTACACAAAATAGATTTTCAATTAACAAAATGATTGGTGATGATATTGTTGATTGTACTATAATGGCTGAACATATCGTAAAAAATAGAGAACATTATTATAGATGGGCTGATTATACATTGGAAAATAATAACTTATATATTAGATATAGAAGCACACTTAATGATGATCCAATTGAAATGTCATTAATTTCTGAATGGAAAGATATAAGGGATATATCTATAACTAATGTTGATAGAATGCCATTTATGTATATTAAAAGTCCAATAGACAATAGAAAAGAGATGGATAAGTATGGCGCCCCTATTACTTATGGATGTGATAAGCAAATTGAAAAAATACGCGAAACATTGAAACAAATAGATAGAGAGTTTGACTTGAAACAAGTTATCATACTAGCAGATTCTACCATGTTTAAAGGAGATAATGCTTTATCAGAAAATGGTTTATATAAGAAGGTTAATGCTGGCGATGATACATTTTATCAAGTGTTTGATTCGGCATTTAGAGACACACCATTATTTAATAAATTAATGAATGAATGTGCTTTGCTGGAAAAGCAAGTAGGAACTAATAGAGGAATACTTACAGAACCTTTATCAACTTATCAAAACAAGGATGAAGCAAGAAGAGCAAATCAAGATACATTTGCAATAATAGATGATATAAGAGATAGTTTAGAGGAAGGTTTGAAAGACTTCTTATATGCTTGTGATGTACTTGCTAATTACTTCGGCTTAAGTCCACAAGGGGATTATGAATTATCAACAGACTGGTCTTATACGATGCTAGAAGATAGTACTCAAGAGTTTAGTCAACTATGTCAAGGCGAATCTAGAGGAGTAATCAGAAAAGCTGAGTTAAGACAATATCTAAAGCCTAATGAAACATTAGAAGAGGCACAAAAAGTAATTGATGAAATAAAAAAAGCGAGTCCTAGTACTAAAGACTTATTAGGAACCAATGAATAATAAGGTGTATTATGTTAAGTGAAGATGCGCTAGAAAGACTATCCGAAAGGCTTGTCGATAGAATTGAAAGCTTAAATACATATTTTATTAAGAAGATTGGCAAGCAGATAAGAACAATTGGAAAAGTAACACCAAGTCAAGTATCAGAATTATTGCAATCGGTCCAATATGGTGATGATTTAGATGAAGTAATGAATAAAATAGCAGAAGTAACTGATATGAATGTGAAAGATATCTATGAAATATTTGAAGAAGTGGCAAAACAGAATCAAGCATTCTCAAAGAAATTTTATGATTATAAAAAAGTAAAATTTATTCCTTATGAAGAAAATAAAGTGTTGCAAGAACAAGTTATGAGTATTGCTAAGGCTACCGCTAATGAATATATTAATATGAGTAAAACATTCGCTTATGTTAATATCAATGAGCTGGGTCAAAAAGAATTTACATCAATATCAGACATCTATCAAAAAATAACTGATGAGGCAATACTAAGTATTACTCAAGGTAGAGAATCATATCAAATGGCTATGAAAAGAGCAATGAAAGAAATGACAAGAAATGGACTTAGAATTGTCGACTATTCTAGTGGTTATTCTAGAAGAGCAGATTCATCAGTTAGAATGAATATGATGGATGGTATAAGAAGACTTAATAGAGAAACACAAGAAATGTTTGGAAAAGAATTCGGAGCAGATGGTATAGAAGTATCTCATCATTTATATGCAGCACCAGATCACATTGATACGATTGATGGTAGACAATTTAGTACTAATGGTGAAAAAACAATCAATGGTATTAAATATCAAGATTATGATACTATCAATAATAGTTTAGATAGACATGTTGGCGAATTAAATTGTTATCACTTTCCAATGCGAATAGTTTTGGAAATATCAGAGCCTATATATTCAAAAGAACAATTAGAGGCTGATAAACAGGCTAATATGAAAGGTTTTGATTTTGAGGGTAATCATTATACAATGTACGAAGGAACTAAGTTGCAGAGGCAAATAGAGACTAAAATAAGGCAGTATAAAGATAGACAAATAGGTGCTAGAGCAATAGATGATAATGATGAAGTATATCATTGTCAAGAAAAGATAGAGCAACTTACTAATAAATATAAAGAACTATCTGATATTAGTGGACTACCTACAAAAGTCGATAGATTGAGAGTAGATG